AGTGGTTTCGCAATGGCATTAACGCAATTGTCAACACGGTAATTGGGTTTTTTGCTGGCATGGTTAATGCGGCGGTCGGCGCGGTCAACATGATTATTAGCGCGTACAACTCAATTCCTTTGTTGCCTGATTTGCCAAAAGCACCAACAATGCCTGTGCCAAAATTGGGTGGTACACCTACAACGCCTGCACCTGGACGCATGAATATTCCTAAACTTGCTGACGGTGGAATTGTGAACTCTCCTACTCTTGCGCTAATTGGCGAGGCAGGCCCAGAAGCCGTCGTGCCTTTAGACCGCATGCAATCTGGTGGCGGAATCACTATCAACGTCACAGGCGGTCTTGCCACCAGCGCCGAAATCGGTGAGTCGGTTGTTAACGCTTTGCGCGCTTACTCGCGTAGCGCTGGGCCGTTGCAGTTACAGGTGGCGTAATGCCAGGCGTAGCAGTCGTTGACTCTGGCAACTATGACTTACAAATTGCCACAGGATTTGTGCAGGACGCGTTTCTGCTCGACGACCCCGTTAAAGGACTATTAGACAACACAACATATGTGCTTGACGGCACGACCGAGTTTGCCAACGTGATGGACTCCGTAACAAACGTGAACGTGCGGCGCGGTCGTCGTGACGTGGGCGATCAATTCAGCGCCGGCACAATGACATTCACCATTCAAGACGTGGACGGTATCTTCAACCCGTTTGACCAAAACAGCCCGTACTACGACACTCCGCAATCCAAGCCTGGGCTTGCCCCATTACGCGAAGTGCGCCTTATCCGTTACAGCTCAACCAATGTGCCCGAATCATTGTTCAGCGGTTATGTCGTCAACTATGACTACAACTTTGCGCTCGGCGGTCTGGACACCGTGACCGTGTATTGCGCTGACCAGTTCTACCTACTAGCACAAACATTCTTAGACGAACTGAACGTCAGCCCAGAGACATCAGGCGAACGCATAGAAACCGTCCTAGACCTACCAGAAGTTGACTTCCCAGCAGGCGCTCGAAACATTGACACAGGCACCGTGAACCTAGGCCACGACAGCAACTACACCGTGCCGGCAGGAACTAACGCTTTGCAATACTTAACGCAAATTAACGACACCGCGGAGTTTGGCAGATTGTTCATGTCACGCGCGGGGATCTTGACGTTCCAGCCGCGTGTGGGCAATACGTTGAGCGCGCCTGTAGCCGATTTCCATGATGATGGCACTAATTACAAATACGATGGCGTTGGCATTTCTTTTGAGGCTGACTCGGTTATTAACCGCGCGGTCGTAACAGGGCTAGACGGCAAAACTGCTACCGCTACCGATGCAGGGTCTATTGCAACCTATTTTATTCAGACCACAAGCATCACAAACAGCCTGCTACATGAGCAAACAAGCATTGATGACGCCGCCGACTACTTACTTAACCCAGAGCCCGAACCGCGCTACACGTCCGTGGCAACCAAATATCTGATGTTAACCACAGCCCAAAAAGACACCCTGGCAACCGTGGACATTGGCGACACGATCAGCGTGGAAAAGTCGTTCCCTAGCGGTACTGGCACAACCCAGTTGGCTCAAGAGCTGTCAGTTGAGGGCATCGAGCACCGGCTGGATTTCAGCACAGGCCACAGCGTGCTTTACAGCACCGCGCCGACCACGATCGTTTACGAGCTGATCTTAGACGATGCCTTGTATGGCACTATTGACACAACGAATGCTTTAGGATAGGAGCACTTATGGCCACACCAACCACACTCCCCGCCGCGTTTGTTGCCGGGCAAGTTTTAACCGCTGCACAGCAAAATGCTTTGCGCGGCGCGTTTCGCGTGCTTCAAGTTGTGTCTGCAACAACCGCAACCGAAGTTTCTAGTTCCGTAACCTCATATGTTGACACAGGTTTGACAGCAACTATCACACCCTCATCTACAACAAGCAAAATTCTTGTTTTTGCAAGCCACCTAGAAAACTACAAGACATCAGCAAGCACAAACAATGCGTTGAATCTCAAATTATTGCGCGATGCAACAACGCTGGTAACAACAGACAGCATGGGATCAACTGCATCAGCACAAAACCTTGTTTTTTCTACACAGATCATGTGGCTTGATAGTCCATCAAGCACTTCAGCCGTGGTGTATAAAACCCAATTTGCCAACGCAACCGCAAGCGCTTCAGTAAAAGTTCAAGCGTTTAGCGTTCCGTCTTCAATTATTTTGATGGAGATTTCAGCATGATTGACTATGACCTAATTTTGTCTACAAACTATGCAACTTCGTTGTGGGTGCTTGTAGGAAACACCTATGAAGGTCTCGACTGGTTAGATACAGCACCAAAACCAACACAAGCCGAATTAGACGCGCAATGGCCACAAGTTGATTACAACAATCAAGTATCGCAAGTTGAAACAACACGCCGCACACAATACGAAGCACAATCAGATGGCCTGTTTTTTGAGTGGCAACGTGGTACAAACACGCAGGCCGCATGGGAAGCAGCAGTTCAAGCAGTCAAAGACGCAAACCCATATCCACCTGCACCAACTAAGAAAAAGTAGTGCGTTGGCGTTACCTGATCGGCTACGGCGCGTTAATAGCGGTCGTTGTGTGGGGATGCTCTGGGTGTAGTTATGACGGGTCATATCGCTACCCATGCCAAGACCCAAGCAATTGGAAAAAGCCAGAATGCGAACCACCGATCTGCAACCCATCTGGAACGTGCACGAGGGATTTGATTTATGAGACCACGCCTTAAGCCTGAGGAACTACACGCTCGACTGATCGTTGTGGTGGGCATAGTTCTTGCCAGCGTGTTTGCGATCACCGTTATCGGCTTTGTGTACGCGCTTATGTTTGTGACCCAGCCGATAGACAAACAAGCACCTAATGACGCTGCCTTTATTGACCTGCTATCTACGCTGACTGTGTTTATGACTGGCACCTTGTCAGGTCTTGTGGCTTCAAACGGACTAAAATCTAAACCCAAGGAGCCAATCAATGAAACAAAGTGACAAAGCCCTATTTGCCTCATACGGCCGTTCAGTTATTGCTGCGGTTATTGCGGTGTACTCAACAGGCAGCGCAGACCCAGCAGACTTTGTGAAAGCTGCAGTTGCCGCACTTGTGCCAGTTCTAATCCGTTACGTCAACCCAAAAGATTTGGCATTTGGTCGTGGCAGTCGCCAAGGCTAAAGCAGGCGTCCCAAACGCACGGGACTACATCGGCAACGCAGACGGCGCATCACCAGCACCCCGTGCCGGCATGAACGAATGGATAAAGCAAGCAATCGCTGCATCAAACGGCGCGTTATGGAATAACGGGTCATGGGGTCAACGTGACATGCGCGGTAAGCCAGGCTCATTGTCGGTTCATGCGACTGGCAGGGCTGTTGACATGTCGTATCGCAAATCTGAAAAGCACCCAAAAGCAGGACGCAAAGAAGCGCTGATTTTTATTGACAAACTTGTGGCAAATGCAAACGAACTTGGTTTGCAATGTATTTTGGATTACTTCCCAGAACCACAGGGTCGAGCATGGCGCTGCGATCGTCAGGCATGGATCAAATATGACAAGCCAACAATCCATGGCGCTCCAGGTGGCGACTGGTTCCACATCGAGATAACGCCACAGGCTGCCGACTCGGTGATCTGGGTAAAAGCCGCATTTTTAAAGGTGTTTGGGGAAATCCCACCCAAGGCTTGATCTATGTTCTAGGGTCGGAGTACCGACAAAAGGACAGGCAATGACTGACCCACAGATCTTTGATTACAGCGTCTATACAGGAGTGATGGACAACGGCCAAGAAATCTTGGTTCAGATCTTTACTAACCCAGAATCGGGCAAGTTCCTAATGGGACAAATTGCATTTAGATCGCACGTTTCATCATGGGGCGTGCCAATACCTTTGGAGAAAAGATGAACTATTTAGCAGAGAAAATCATTGGACTAGTGCTTTGTACGGTCTTTGGCGTTACGGCGCTCACAGGGGCTCCTAGCGCGTCTAGCGACCTATCTGGCATCATGCCGTTAAAGCCGATAAGCGTCCAGCCGTACCTAATTGAGCCGCCGACAACCACCAGCTCCACGATCTACATTGACCCCTACACGACCGCCTGTGAGCAGTTTAGCGCGCTCGCCATCAACCTTGGCTGGCCTGCAGATCAACGCACCGTGCTCGAATCTGTGATGTGGCGTGAATCAAATTGCACACCAAACGCATACAACAGCAAAGACCCAAACGGCGGGTCGCGTGGACTTATGCAGATCAACGGATTCTGGACACCATGGCTAACTGATGCCGGCATTATCACAACCGCAGAAAACCTGTTACAGGCTGATGTTAATTTGCGCGCAGCGTTAGCAATTTACAATTACGGCGTAGAACGTCACGGTTACGGCTGGGGGCCATGGAGTGCAACAAAATGAGTGAAGGTGTTGCATGGAATCAAGGCGAACTATCAGAAGAAACCCGACGAATGGTAATGGAGCAAATGATGACAACAAAACACGACATGGCAATCTTTAATTTAATTAACGAAATTGCAGACATAAGCACTAACCCGCACGCAAGCATTATTCAGCGTCTTAAAGGCATGAAGAACTCGCTATCACTAGAAGAACCAATGCCACTCCACGATGTGACTACACTTGATTTAGCAATCAAAGCACTACAAGCACATTCCTAACCGACAAGGGAGATTCCGACAATGAAAACCTGCACGATTTGCAAAGAAACAATCGCCTACCCAGAGATAACAGGCAAAACACATTTCGTCTGTGATGGCCGTGTGCCGGCACGAAAGAACGCCCCATTTATTGAGGGCATGTTGGCATCACAATCATCAGCTGACGCGCGTTGGACAAAACCTGAACAGAACCAAGTTGACGCTGCGATCGTGCACGTTGCGCGCACTAAAGGCTTCTTTACATCTGACGACATTTGGAAGCACCTGGGCGATCAGTTCCCTGTTACAAAAGGCATTGCTGGTCGGTTGAACGCTGCCGCTCGACGTGGCATTATCCGCAACACAGGCGAATTGGCGTATGCCCAGCGCGGTGGCGCGCATGACCATGCACAGCGTTTAAGCGTGTGGGCTGGCATCTGATGGGCTTTGACCTAAGCAATTACGAAACCGTAGAACAGCGTTTAGTTAGGTTCTGGGCTGCATACCCAAACGGTCGGGTCTATACGTCCATGATGAACTACACAGGCGATGCGTGCGTGTTCTATGCAGAGTTGTACGCCGACAAAGATGACAAGGTGCCAGTCGCTACGGGCTACGCAGAAGAAGTTAAAAGCGATCGCGGTGTCAACGCAACCTCGTTTGTAGAGAACTGTGAGACCAGCGCCATTGGTCGCGCTATTGCCAACTGCCCGCTGCAGGCTCCTGCTAGTGGCCCTAGGCCGTCACGCAATGAGATGCAAAAGGTTGAGCGCCTCACCACATCACCACAACCGCAAGTGCACTCACCCTCTGGCGCATTTGCCACACCTAAGCAAATTGGTTACATCAAAAAACTAGCCAAAGACAAAGGCATGGATGATCTGGCATTGCTGGAGATGATTCAGTTAAACCTTGACGATGACAGCGCCGTGTTAGAGCTACTTAAATCGCATGAAGCAAGCAAGATTATTGAGCGCCTAAAATGATGCTGTTTGCATTGTTAAACATTGCTGGCATTCTGCTCGGCTGGATGTTAACCCTGTTTGTCTTGATGTTTGCTGAAGACCCAAGAACTACAGCTGGGCGTAAAAGGGGCAAAAAATGACATTTGATGAAAAGCAAACTGGTGCAACACCTATTGAAATAGTTGAATATTTGCGCGGTGTGATTGACACGTTACGCGCCGAAAAAGCATTGCTTGAAAAGCGATACAAAGATTTAGAAGCAAGCCGCGAAACATGGCAGAAGTTGGCGCAAGCGTGGGAATGGTTGGCAGATAACAAAAGAATTGTGCCTGCCGATGAAGATTGATTCCAAGATCAGCGAAGCCGACTTCAAGGACATGGTGATCAGCGTCGCCAAGCGCTACGGCTGGTTAGTGCATCACGATCTGCCGGCACAGAACAGTCGAGGACGCTGGATGACCAACGTGCAAGGTGATGCAGGTTTCCCTGATCTGTTCATGGTGCATCCGTTCCAAGGCGGTCGGCCATTGGTTATTGAGTTAAAGGCAGAGAAGGGCAAGTTAACGCCTGGACAAAAGATTTGGTTAAACGCTTGTGAGATGGCTGGATGTCATGCAGCGGTTTGGAAGCCAAGCGACATGGAGTACATTCTCTACACCTTGAGCAATCCCAGAGCATAAACAATCGGCTAGTAGCACGACCTAAGCCATTCGCACGGCAGTTGGTGACACACGGCAACGTGGGTAGATCGGCGCGCCCTTAATCATGCAAGACGAAATGAGAGAGGCAAAGCGCCGAGGCGAGTCGTAAACATAATCGACTGAATGCAAAGGGAACGGGTTTGGGCAACCCCGTGGGTGGAGCATTCACACATCTATTGACCTGCAAATGACATAC